GCTTCTGGCTCAAGGCTGCCTTTGGCACCCCGACAACCACCGGTACAGGCCCCTATACTCACGAATTCCGCTCTGGAAACTGGGCACTGCCGTCGTTCTCGGTCGAAACCGGGATGCCCGAAGTACCGCGCTATGCGATGTATTCTGGCTGCATGGTGGATTCCTTGGGCTGGCAGATGGCCCGCTCTGGGTTGCTCACCGCAACGGCCAACATCGTGGCACAGGGCGAAACCATCGCCACGATCACCGCGGCCGGAACGCCGACCAATATCGCGCTGAAACGCTTTGGCCATTTCAACGGAGCCATTACGCGGAATGGGGCCAACATCGGGAACGTTGTCTCTGCCGACCTTACTTATGCCAACAATCTCGATCGCATCGAGACGATCCGGGCCGACGGCAAGATCGATGGCGCCGACGCGTCTATTGCTGCGCTGACCGGCAATGTTGTTGTGCGTTTCGCGGACCAGACGCTGGTGACACAGGCTATCAACGGCGAGGCCTGTGAGTTGGAGTTCTCCTACACGCTGCCAACGGGCGAGAGCCTGACCGTTACCGCGCATGCTGTTTACCTTCCACGCCCGCGGATCGAGATCTCCGGCCCGCAAGGTGTGCAAGCCACCTTTGACTGGCAGGCCGCCAGCGAGGCCGTCGCAGGCCGGATGTGCACCGTAACGCTCACCAACGACCGCGAGGATTACTGACCGTGCTGCGCCTGAACCTTTCTAATGAACCCCAGTGGCTCGACTTGGGCTATGGTGTCCGTCTGCTGGTCGAGCCGCTGACCACCGCCATTATGTTGGCCGCGCGGAGCGATCCGACGATCGTCGCGGCCGCCGGTGATGCTGACGGGAGCGCCTCCAACGACGACCTCGCGCGCATCGTGGCCAAGGCCGTGGCGCGCATTGTCGTGAAAGATTGGGACGGCGTCGGTGATGAGGTCGGAAAACCGCTGGCCCTGACGCCCCAAGGCATCGACGCTCTGCTGGAACTCTGGCCAATCTTCGAGGCCTTTCAGACGAAATACATCGCGGACGCGCTCATTCTGGATGCGGAAAAAAACGTCTGACCGCTCTCGCCGAGTGGGAGTTCGGCGGGGGCGGTGAGTATTGCGCGGCGTGTTCCTCTGCATGCACGGAATGTCCGCGTAGCCTTCATAAACCGTTAACACTCGAGGGCTGGCAGGTCTGGGATCTAGTGCAGCGGCTTGGCGGCCAGGTTCGGGTGGCGGAAGGCGTGAGCGGCGGCGCTGTCCTCGGCTGGGATATCGGCGCCGCACTGCAGCTCGGCGCGGCTCTCGGGCTTTCGCCCCTCATCCTCGCGGAACTCTTGCCGCCCGTTGAGGCGGTGATGGTGCGCAAGATCAATGAACACCTTCAGGCCGGATCAGGCCTCACCTGACCTCGTTTTCATTGGGAACGAGGTGTCATCCTTTGAGGACGTCTTTCCATGGCAGAAAAGCGCGTTTCCGTCCGGCTTTCCGCGACTGGCGGCCGACAGGTGCGCGCCGAATTGGAAGGCGTTGGAGAGGCTGGATCGCGAGGCTTTGGCCGTCTCAGCCGTGAGATGGAACTCGCGAACACTCGCATGGCCGCTTTCGCGCGCCGAGCGCGGATCGCGGCGACCGCCGCCGCAACTGCTTTGGCCGGTGCCGTTGTCGCGATGACCCGCTCAACCGTGGCAGCGGCTAATGAGATCGGCCAGCTTTCTCAGGTGGCCAATGCCACGCCGGAGGTCTTCAAGCGCTGGTCCGCGGCCTCGGCCACCGTCGGCATCGAACAAGAAAAGCTCGCGGATATCCTGAAGGACGTGAACGACCGTGTCGGGGATTTCCTACAAACCGGCGGCGGGCCGATGGCGGATTTCTTCGAGAACATCGCGCCGCGGGTTGGCGTGACGGCCGATCAGTTCGCCCGCCTTTCCGGGCCGGAGGCGCTGCAGCTCTATGTCGACAGCCTCGAACGCGCGGGCGTCAGCCAACAGGAGATGACCTTCTATCTCGAGGCCATGGCCTCGGATGCGACGCGGCTGATCCCGCTTCTGCAAAATGGCGGCGCGGAGATGACCCGGCTCGGGGCACAGGCACAGGCGCTTGGCGCGGTGCTTGATGCGGACGCTATCGCAGCCATGCGCCGGTCGGAGTTGGCTCTCGTGAGTATCGGGCAGGTCTTCACCGGCGTGCGCAACCGGATTGCCGTTGCGCTCGCCCCGTCGCTGGAGGCAGTGGCCAATGGGTTTGTCGCCCTTGCATCCAGCACCAGCCCGATCAGTCGGGCGTTCGATGCGGTACTGGCCAACCTTGATCGGCTCGTGATCTATGCGAGTACCTTCGCCACCTTCCTCGCAGGCCGCTGGGTGGCCGCCATGGCGGTAGGCGCACTCTCTGTTCGTGGGCTCGCCACCACGCTGGTGGTTCTGAAAGGTGCACTCATCCGCACAGGCATCGGCGCCCTCATCGTCGGCGCAGGGGAACTGGTCTATTGGTTCACGCGGCTCGCCTCCGGCGCAGGCGGTTTTGGTGAAGCCATGCGGCTTTTGAAAGATGTCGCTGTCGAGGTCTGGGACCGGATCAAGATGGGGGCCAACGCGGCCGGGTCGCGTGCCACAGCCATGTTTTATGATCTCAAAGCCGATGCGGCGACCGGCATGGCTGGAGCCATCGAGAGTGTGGTCGCCTTCGGCAACACCACGGCGAATACCTTTGAGGGTGCGCTCTTGGCGGTCCGCGAAATCTGGTCGCGCTTGCCGGATGTGATCGGGGATCTGGTTTTCTCGGCGGCCAACCGCATGCTCGACGGGATCGAGGCCATGCTGAATGGTGCAATCCGCCGAATTGACGCCTTCACAGGCCGCATACGGGATGCGCTGGCGGCGGTCGGCATCGAGACCACCTTTGGCCAGATCGGAGAGATCAGCCTTAGCGACATCCCGAACCCCTTTGCCGGAGCCTCCGCAGATGCAGGAACGGCTGCAGCAGAGGCCTTTCGCCGAGCCTTCGAGGATAACCCACTTACTGTTCCAGATCTTGGCCTTGATGGAATTGCAGCGGATGCACTGGAAACAGCCAATATTTACCGGCGTGCCGCCACAGACCTTGCGAACGGCGCGACAGCCCCACTCACCTCCTGGGGCGCGCTTCGTGAAGCCGTTGCGGGCACAGGTGAAGAAGGCGCGGCGGCGCTGGATGAGGCCACGGCTTCCGCAGATCGGTTGTCTGATGCAATGGGGCGTGCCGGTGGCGCGGCAGGAAGTGCCGGAGAACGGATCGCCACCGGTTGGCGCGCAGTCTCTGAATCTCTTCAGGCCTATGCCACGGATGCTCTGAACTGGGGCAAAGGCCTCGGCGAAACCCTGACCGGTGCCTTCAGCGGTGCGGAAAGCGCGTTCCGGAGTTTTGTTGAAACGGGCAAGTTTGACTTCAAGGGCCTCGTGCGCTCGATCCTGGCAGACCTCGCGGTTCTGTCATTTAAGCGTGCGGTGCTGGGGCCCATCGCCTCGGCGCTCTCCGGCATCTTTGGCGGCGGGTCCGTCGCGGCGGCTGTTTCGCATGCGGGCGGTATCGTTGGGCTGTCGGGCCACACGCGCCAGGTGCCCGCGGTCGCGTTCACTAGTGCTACTCGTATGCATTCCGGCGGTTGGGCGGGGCTCCGCCCCGACGAAGTCCCGACGATCCTGCAACGCGGTGAACGGGTGCTCAACCGGCGCGAGGCGGCGAGCTACGGACAAGGCAGCACTGGTTCGGGTGTAATCGTCAATATCGACGCGCGCGGGGCGCAGATGGGCGTGGCTGAACAGATTGATGCGCGCCTTCGCGCCGCCATTCCGGAAATCGCCCGCATCGCCAAGGAAAGCGTGGCCGATGGGCGGCGCCGGGGACAGGTGATCTGAGATGGCCATTCCTGTCTTGCCGCTGACGCTCGTGTCCTCGCTCGAGCGGAGGCTGATTACGTCCGTTGCCGAGGCGCGCTCTCCGTTCACCGGTACGTCCCAGATCCAAGACTGGGGTGCGTCGTGGTGGGAGTACCAGATCGAGATGGCGGTGACGCAAGGCGCGAAGGCCCGGCGGTTGTCGGCCTTCTTTGCGGCCCTTGGGGGATTGCGGGGCCGGTTTCTGTTTCCGGATCCATCGATCGAGGTGCCGTTAGCGGCGGGCAATCCTTATGTCACCGAGGCGCAAGTCGCAGGAGCCTCCACATTGCGCACGGCCGGTTGGGGGCTTGGGCTTCGCGCGGGGGATTTCTTCCAGCTGGGGTCGGATGCCACCACGCGGCTTTACCAGATGACGGCGGATGTGACGCCTGTGGGCAGCGAGGCCACTCTCTCCTTCGTTCCGCCGCTTCGGGCTTCCGTGCCGGTCGGCACGCTCCTTGGCCTTGAGACCCCGTCGGTCCTGTTGAGGCTCACTGCTCCAGTGCCTTCGGTCATCAGCCGTGCGGATCAGCACCGTTTCACGATATCAGCGCGGGAGGCCCTCTAATGAGCCGTGATCTCACAACGGCCTTTGCCAACGCACTGGCCGATCAAAGCCTCAGGCCGGTCATCTTTTTTGAGGGTCAGTTCGCCACGGGCTGGGTCAGGATCTGGTCGGGATTGGGAGAGGTCAGCTGGAACGGGGAAAGCTGGGCCGGGGCTGGGTCGCTGCTGGGGCTCGGGGCGATTGATGAAACCGGAGAGGTTGTGGCCGGCGGCACAGCGGTGTCGCTTTCCGGTGTGCCACTGGATCTCGTGCAGATGGCGATCGATGAAGCGCGTCAGGGCCTGCCGGGTAGGATCTGGCTGGGACTACTGGCCGAGGATGGCAGCATCATCGCCGATCCGGTTCAGGCCTTCTCGGGCCGGCTCGATGTGCCAGAAATCAAGGATGACGCGGATACCTGCACGATCACCATCAGCTATGAGAGCCGGCTCATTGATCTCACCGTAGCCCGGACCTGGCGCTACACCCATGAAAGCCAGCAGGTGCTGTTCTCCGGCGATCTTGGATTTGAATACGTCACTTCGATCCAAGACAGGGAAATCACCTGGGGACGTGGATAAAGATGGCACGCGTTGACCACTGGGAACGTCTTCTCGCCGCAGCCATCGATACGGCAAGGGCTAAGCCTTTCGTCTGGGGCGTTCATGACTGCCCGACCTTTGCTTTCGAGACGCGCATGATTTTGACCGGCGGTGATGACATTGCTGCCCTCTGGCGCGGGCGATATACCACCGCGCTCGGAGGAGAGCGTGTGATGCGCCGCTTGGGCTGGGCCTCGCTCGAGGACATGGGGCGCGCGCTTCTTGGCGAGCCACGCCCAGCGGTTCTTTTGGCCCAACGTGGCGACATCGTTCTGGCCGACACCGGTCTTGGCTTCGGCATCTGCACTGGAGCCAGCGCCGTCGGGATGGCGCCGGAGGGCCTCGTGACCGTGCCGCTCACCTCTTGTCGGCTTGCTTGGCCAACCTGAACCTGGACTGACCCCATGCCTTTTATCGTGACAGCCGTCACCGCGATCGCGGGGGCGATCAGTGGCGTATTGGCTGCAGGCGGCATTGGTGCGGCGCTCTTGCGGATAGGCGGCACGCTTCTGCTGTCCTATGCGGCGCAGGCCCTGATGCCGAAACCGCAAACCACGATGCAGCCGCGGACTGTGACGATCCGCGAGCCCGTCGTGCCGCGCGATCTCGTCTATGGCCGCACGCGCAAGGGCGGGGTCATCGTCTTCCTACACTCCTCAGGATCGGACAACAAATACCTTGATCTGGTGATCGTGCTGGCCACGCATCGGGTCAAATCGATCGGCGCCATCTATTTCGAAGGCGAAGTGGCGGTGAATGCCGCCGGGATCGCGCAGGGCCGCTGGGCCGGAAAGGTCGTCGTCGAGAAGAAACTCGGCGCCGCCAACCAGACCGCTTTCGCGGGCCTCAAGGCAGCGCTGCCGGACAAATGGACTGAGAACCATCGGCTGCGGGGCTGTGCTGCGATCCGGCTGCGCCTCACCTATGACCAGGACGCCTTTCCGGGGGGCATCCCGAACATTACGGTGGACATCGAGGGGAAGGACGACATCTGG